ATAATTATGCAGCGTTTGTATCGACTTCCTGCCATCCTGGAGGATCAACTGGTGCTGTGCCAGTGTTGACTTCGTTCCAAATCAATACATTTGTAGCTGTACCTAAGCTAAAAGTCAAGGCATTTCCACTAGGGAAAACAACGTTTGTAGTTTCTACATTAGACACTGAATTCAATGAAGCGGTTAAAGAAAATCCAGTAACATCTACTGGAGTATTTAAATCAACAGTTTCTTCACCCAATGTCATGGTCATTGTTTGACCATAATCAGGATCAGCTATAAACTGACCAGTATTCCATTTTGAGTTACCCCAAGTAGCATCTCCCCAAGCCATTGTAGTATCTCCAGCTCCGGTATTTGCATCTCCAGTGATATCAAAATTATTTTGTCCAGGGACTGCTAAAAATGCAGCCATTGCTTGTCCTGTGGCTTCTGCGTCAGGCTCTGGATCAGCTCCAGAAAAATTTTCAGACATTGCCATTACAAGAGTATTTAATGGTTGATTACCATATACTCCAAATCCCCAACTAGCATCACCCCATGCCGAAGCAGATTTTGCTGACACTTCTGCAATAGTAATATTATCAGCAACCACTGTTCCTAAATTAACAGACATGGATATACCATTTGGTTGTGCAAAGGCTGGATCAAAAGTTAATTGAGCAACCATTGGCATACCACTTGGTTCTGCTACAAAAGAAGCGAATGCTTCTGCAGTTCCAATAGCCATCGTTGCTGCATTGCCTGGAGGTATTACGTTTGAGTCACCATTAAGTGTAGCACCACTTAATCCCTCTGACATTGTCATTGCAATACCAGTTACTTGATGTAAATTTCCTGATTCTCCCCAAGTTTCTGTTCCCCAGGTATCTGAACCCCAACCTACATTTACTTCACCTGTAACAACGACACCGTCATTGTTAAGTGACATGTTGAGATTTTCACCATTATTCCACTCACCAAATCCCCATTTGTCCTCACCCCATGGGACGTTATTTGGATTTGAAACATCGACAAATACATTGCCGAGTTCTCCCCATTTAAGAAAGCCCCAGGTTTGATTATTCCATGCCATAGGAGTCTACCTCCTATTAGCCCGATATTCTTAATATCGCTGCTGTTGATGTTGGCGCTGGAAACTGAATTGTGAAAGTTCCTGATGTAGCTGTTTTATCTGCTCCAAAATTTAAAACACAAACTGCATCAGTAGTACCAGACCCTGCTCCAGCTGTTGTGTTATAAATTAAAGCACCTCTTGCAGTCAGTGTTACTCCTGTAAACGATCTGTCTGCAAAATCACATCTTGCTACACCTGCAGTCATAGAAGTTCCTAAATTAACTAGAGCTCCGCCACCTTGAGTGTACTGACCAGTGTTTCCAACTTGACCACCTGTGCTATCGCCTGGATAGTTAGTAGTTGCAGAGTTTAGAGTTGCTGTAGAGATATAAAGAGCTAATTTGAACGTATCGCCACCAGTTTGTTTAAAGCTTACATTTCCATCTAAAAGTTCTTTTTTAAATGAATTACAAATTGCTTGTGTTATGGCCATAGTTTTCTCCTTATTGTTTTCCTATTCGAGGAACACCACTTTGGTATTCATCCCGTCTTCGTCTTCCCATTTGTTCAATTGAGAATCCTTTGACTGCCTCTTGATATTTTTTATCATATAATTGAAGCATGTCAACGGGTCCTTTTAAAAATCCATAAGCCTCTACAAGGCAAGCATACAATAAGCCATTGGGAAATTTTTGACTTAAGTATGTAGTAGTATTTGTAGCTGATAATCCATTAGGTTTCAAGATGTAATTTAATTGAATTGTATATGTTGCATCAGGAGTAGGAGCAAATACTAAAGTATCCTCATCCCAATAACTGTAATATTTTGGAACACCTGTCTCTCCTTTAGGGTTATACTCAGCCATAAAATTAGTGTCTCGATACTGTAAAAAATCTCTATTATCTGCGGCAGCCGTGCCATCAGAATCTACAATTTGAGCTGATCTTACAATCAATAAATCATCAGGCGTATCTATAAATCTAGTGTTAAGAACTAAATTAGCTGTTACATATCTTCGGTTATTATCTGAGTCTACTTCTCTTAAAATTCTAAATTCTGCATCTTGAATAAATCCATTACAAATTGTATCAGTTAAAACATTACTTGATACTTCAGTGTAGTCTCTAATTTTTTGTATTAATTCTGTGTATGTCATGCTCTATCATTAACAGGTCCAGCTAAACATTGGAACCCGCCTCCTGTTTCTGTGCTGCTTGCAGCACTAATTAAATTAAAAGTAAAACTATTATTTTGTGTAACAGTTGAAGGTTGACCCGCTTGTGGAACTACTGTTGGAACCATGGTCACAGAGTAAGCTCCGTAGACTTTTGCTCCGTTTGAGTGTGCACCTGCGGGTGTGTTTTTGGGAGTCTGTCCTCTAAAAGGAGCAGCTGTTCCTCTGACACAATTCGATAAAACGTTTCCTGAATTACCATTATAAAAAATAGTTTCGTTTTCAAATAAACCTGAAACAGAATTTATTTTTTCAATCATAATATAACCTTGACTTGGAAATGCAGAAGAGTCTGTTAAAGTTATAGAAATATCTGTAGCAGTAATGTCACCATTTAAAGTTGTCTGTAATTGTAAAGTAGAAACTGAAACTCCACCAACTGGAGATTTAACATCATAAAATCTTATAAAGTCTCCTGTTCTATAATCACTAAATGGAAAACTTACTGAAACTTGAGTTGATGCAGCAGTCATTGTAAAAGGATTATCTGGTAAAAAATCTGTGGTTGGAAATTCTGTTCTTGCTGGTCTTGGATGTGGTAATCCTTGAGGATCCGCTGTGTATGGTTTTGGTTCAAGCTGTGGTTGTTTAGGTTCATACTCTGAAGTATGTACTCTTGCTCCATTCCATTCTTTAACCATTTCAGTGTACGGATATGCTAATCCAGATCTGTCTGAAATAAATAATGCGTATCTGCCTTTTGATAAATTTCCCATAATTATAAACTCGGATAGTAGGTTTTAGGTGAAATGTAAACACTAGCTGAAGAACCATCTTCTTCTAGAGCTCTAGCCAATTCATCCTCATAAATTAATTTTAATTCTTGTATTCTTGGTTGTGCATATTTCATAGATAGATAATACGTTAATCCTGCTACCATACAAGGTACAAATCGGTAAGGTACATCAGTAGCATTTGTATAATCGCCTGCATCTTGTATTCTTTTTTCGTAATAAAAATTTATAACATCTCCATTTTGAGTAGAACTTGGAGTTAAATAAATTGTTATCAAAACATGGTCAATGAATCTTTGAACAAAATATTGTGATGGTTGACCTGTTGCCGTTTTATTTGACAAAGCTTGAAACTGAGATCTATTAATTTTTTCTAAAGGAGAATCTACATTAGAAGAATTTCTGTAAGACATCTCTAAAATTTCTGTAGCTTGATTGACGAAATTAGTAACAGCAGCTCCATTTGAGTGAGTTGCAGCTGTAGTTCCGTTAACTCCTCGAGTTACTCCAGTTAATTCTAAAGAACTAAATCCAGTGTAAGAAATATTTTCAGATCCAACATTTATAGTTCCTGAATCAGGCATACGATCTTTTGATGCAATAGTGATTCCAGTAGTTGCGGATGTAGAAGAAATAGCAGCAGTTAAAGTAGATGTAACTCCATTGGAATTACCATCGGATGTTGCTCTAAAAATTCTATATTCGTTTTTATTAGTTTCTAAAGTAATATTAGTGTTTGCTACTTCCCAAAAATGAAGACCTCTATTTCCCCATTCTTGAAACATTATGTTTAAAGAACGTCTAGCAGTTTTTAGATTATAACCGCTCATGTCAAATTGACCGAGTCTATTATAAGACTCTTCAATTATCTCATCTATTTTAAACGTTTTATCAAACGTTGTAGTGCCTGAAGTAACGTTGGCCATTTAGACTCCTAGCTATAAAATACAGAACAAACTGTTATGTGCTCAGTAGTAAAAGCAACTGTTAAATCTGTTTCAAATAAAATTGGTCCAGGAAAATTAATTACTAAAGGTGATGCACCTGAAGCTGTGCCTGTAGTTTTGTATTTAAATTTTACAGTTCCCGAAGCTCCACCATCTTTTAAATGAAAGTCTCCTTCAGTTCCGGTTGTGTTTAATACAACTCCATGAGCTCTTGTTCTTCCAGATTTTACAATCTTATTTTCTGTAGTAACGTTTGTATTAAATACATCACCACTTGATCCATATGTTTGCATATTTTCTCCTTAAAATTTTATGCGGGCCCGAAGGCCCACATATAATTATTTATTACGATCCACTAAAAGGCGTAGCGATTGTGCCACTACCAACTAGTACACCTTCAACCATGTAAGTGTTTTCTGCAGTTGCAGTAAACTTAATTCTTGAACCTTTTAACCCACCTGTTGTAGCAACAGATGCTCCAGCTTCTCCATTTAAGTTTACGATATCGTTTGCTGCTGTTGGTATAAAAGATTTTTTTGCACCATCATTAACACCGATCATAACTGAACCTACAAACTTATCAGTTCCATCAGTTGAAATTGTTCCAGTAAAATCATCAATGAAAAGCAATTCAAAAGTTGTACCAATTGTGCTTGGGTTGTTTGGATCTCTTCCTGGTCCTGCTACTGATGAATCAGTTCCACCAACGATTGACGGTAAAGTAATCGCAGTAGGTGTTCCAGCAGGGTCCATAGTAACAATTCTGCCTGCGTGAGCTGCTACAGTTAAGTCAGTAGCTAAAGTCAACGCAACAGTTGATCCTGGTCCTATTGATTGAAATCCAGAACGTGATCGTACTGGACCATCGAATGTAGTATTTGCCATATTAATATCCTCCTAGTTTTCCGAACATAGTCTCTAGGCCGCCGACTATACGCGTCTATGTTCTGATTTTAATTGTATAGTAAGTTATTTATATATTAGATTTTAATAGAGTGCAAGAGAGCCTACGGTATTTATGCATTTCAGCAATTGTAGCTTTAGATTAAGTAGCTACAGAAACTTGTGGAGCTGCTCCTTCAACAGTATTCTGTCTGTGGGCAATAGCTGCTTCTTCCAGCTTGATTTCGGTAATGACTTGTCTAACTTTGTCATCGATCCGAACCATTTCGAGAGTATACTTACCATTAGTAAGATGCTCCTGTTCCCACTTCAACTCCAAGGACCTTTTTTGTTTGTAAAGGTCTTGTATCATCAACAACCTCCTCATAGGTTATTCTGTTTAACGGGCCGAACATTCCCGTCTTTTCCCATTTTATACTCTTATCTCCTAGTTTGTCAAGTATAGCATTTTCTACACTTTCAGCATTATCTTCAGCTAATACGTCAAATTTAGCGTGATAATCATATGCATAAATATTAATGAGAAGTTTTTTCATGTTTTTCTTTCTTATTTTTAGATTGAGGCGGAACTATGTTCCGCCTCAAAATTATTTATTAACTTACTCCAGGTGAACCGAAAATTCCTCTAAAGTCAGAAACACCAAATTGATATCTCTCTCTAGCTTTGAATCTTAAGTTACCCGTATCGAAGTCACCTTCCATCGCTGTTTTGATCGGAGTTCTAATGAAATGTTTCATTCCATTTGGAACATCCGTAATGATGAAGAATGCATTTGGATCAGTTAAGAAATTGTTCACTCTGTAACCTTGAGGAACCATTCCCATTGATCTGATAGCATTGATATCATTATCAGCTGTAGCAGTTCTACCTTCAGACTTCATAAGTCTTTCAGCTGTAAATTGCAGAGCAGAAGGAATAATCATTCTTACTCCTTTAGCTGCAACTTTAAGACCTCTTTCATCAGTGAAAGCAGCAATGTCAATCAAAGACTGCTCTAATGATGTTTCGTTAAGGTCTGCTGCTGTTGCAAGTGTGTTTGATACAGTACCAGCAATTGTTGGGTGGTTAGTAGCAAATAAATTGCTTCCATCACCAGAAGTGAATCCACCGCCAAATCCATTGATTAATGGATTAACTGCTTTAACTTGCTTAGTGTTAGCCATAGATCTAGCTAACGCTTTTGTGTATCTGCTTGACAGTCTGTCATACAGGTTATCTTCTACCGCTTCCTCAGTAATCGCGAAGGCAAGAGCCACAGTTTCCATAGTGTATCTTGCAGTGTAAGTTTCTTGAGCATTGTCAAAAACTACACCTGAACCTTCAGGTTTTACTTGAGCATTAGCGAATCCAGATAACATTACTTCCTCTTCGAAAGCTCTGTCTGATGTCTCTGTCGTGTAGATCTCAGCATGTTGGTTTTCGTATCTTTTGTATTCCAGTCCGAATAGTGCATTCAGGCCTGGTTCTAGTTCTTTAACTAGTTGTCCTCGTGATATAGCCATAATTTAATCTCCTATTCTAACTATTATACGCCAGGTATTTGTTTCAAGAAGTGTTCATTGATCATTACAACAAAGTTTACGTGCGATGC